CTGTTTTTGTTGCTCCCGATAGTGTATATGTCATCGTGTGACCAGAATCACTACCATAAACATAACTTAAATATACATTCCAATTTTGGTATGGTGCGGTAATTGGTGTTATGATTGTATGTCCCGTTGGTCCTATTAATTTTAAAGGTGCTTGTGTGTACCCACTTAATGTTGTACCTGTTTGTGGTTCATTATATTCTCTAACAACATCTCTTCTTAATAATGCAAATTCATCATAAGGTAAAAATCCTGTATAGTCAGTTGTCGTTCCATTACCAACCAAGTATAATCTGTCCTTTAAATAAGGATATTCCGTATTACCACTATACATGTTACGGAAAACCATTTTCATTTTACCAAAAATTTTATATTTGTTACTTTCGTTTCTTTCCTTATCGTATAATTTATCAATATCTAAAATTATATCTCTATCACCGATTCTCATTAATGATTCCGTTGTTTCAAGATTTAATCTTAAATCTAATTCTTCTGTATCCGCCTTTTTGAATCTCTTACTTGGTAAGAGTATTTTTTTATTCTCTTCCATTATTCAGCTGATGGGAAGGCTCCTTTTGGCCCATAATATTTTATTAATGCATCTAATGATGTCTTATCGGGTCTTAATCCAAAGTAAAACAAGAATGGTGTTGATAGTACTTGTTTATTTCCACCATAATTTGTTTGTGTTTGGAATAGAAAACTTTCTCTATAATCTTTAACGTACTTATCCGGTTGTTCAACCCACGCCTGATTTACAACAACATATGTTGTACCACTAGCAGGGTCTTTAACCCATAACGATGTGTTACTTGTAAATCCTGATTGTACATGTAACCAAATGTCTCCTTCAACAAATCCAACCGCCGATGTTGTTCCTGTTGGTGGTGCAGATAAACTAATATTTTCAAATCTTTCCAACATATCTGTTGTGTTACCCGTAAATGAATATTGTGGGTGAGTTATTGTCATTGGTTTTAATAGATACTCTTCTTCACCATCTCCCATTAAATAATTTGTTGCAGTTGCTGTTGCACCACTTATTGAAAACATTCTTTGTAATTTCATTGATGCAATTGACGTTCTATCCCATTGTTGGTCATCTTCAATTCCACCACTATAACCACCAAATCCTGTTCCTTTTTTATCCCACAAATAAAATGGTACTTTTTGTGAATAATCTCCTAATCTAAAATTTAAACATTGTCTAATAAAGGAACCATTAGCATCTAATTTTAAGTCAATTGGTGTTGGTCCAAAATTACTCCCACTTTTAAAATAGGTAGAAAAGTAAGGGTCTTCTGGATCCATTAATTCACCATTATAAATAAAATAATGTGGACTATCTAAATCAAATCCTTCAATACCCGCCTCACAATTTATTGACATTAATTGAGTAATATCTCCATCAAATCCTCCAACATTAGTACCCATTCCTACACCACTAAAGAAATCGCCAACATCAAATTTACCACCATTTATATCCAATCTATAGTTTATTGCATACTCTACAATATTTGCTGGGTCTTGATATGAGGTTATATTAACATCTCTAATTACAGAACACGTCGGGTCAATTCTTGGGTCTTGGCATATTTCATATAAGAATTCGTCTCTAACCCCAACGTCATAAAATGTTGTTGGGTGTAGGATTTCTCTATATGGTTTATTTAGATTTGGTCTTTGTCCGATGAATCCACTTGTTGGATTGTATGGTGTTGCTCTATAATAAAATTGTTGGTCGAGTATATTATAAAAAACCAGCTCTCTTGGATATTTTGAACCTCTTTGATTTAAGTCTAAAACATTTACGTCGTCCCATTTTATTCTCTTATCAAATTTAAAAAAGTATAGTACTCCGTTTAACCAGTTATCAATGAATGAATAGTTTGTTACTCCACCACAAAAGAAAACACCAACTCTTTTTCTTCGATACCATTCTTTTATTACTGATTGATTTTTAGATGTTCCATCAATAACAGGAACAATAGTAACAACACCATCTCTAATTTCAGTTAAACCTGATTTTGTTTTTTTAGAATATGAGTTATCTCCACCTTCCAAATCTGCAATTTTTGGTAACCTTCTTGTGGATGTTGTTCCCGCAATTGTAGCAACTAATGTATAATTCGCACCGGGACTTGTTGATGATTCGACATATGCTGTACCCGTATAATATGGTTTACCTAATAAGTGAAATGAGTTAGTTGTTCCACCATAATCATATGATGTTCGTTTTGATGCTTGATACCATCTTGGGCCATTTGGATTACCGGCATTTGATACATCTGTTGCGGTACCATAACTTCCAGATGATGACCATAGATATGTCAACACATTTGTTTCATCATAAAATTTATCATATTTTGCACACCCTTGTTCAATTACTAATTGACCTAATGTTCCGGTTGTTTTTACACTTCCCTTATCGTAAAGTCTAACAACGGCATATAAGTCCTTTATTCTATCGATACCTCCATTAGAATAATCAACTCCCGCATATGTTGACCAATATGAATATGACATTTTAATTGCTGGAACATTTGTGTATGTTGTTGCACCACCTGTATTATATTCTCTATATGTGCTTGGTGTAAATGACGCAACTCTTTCATATACCTCCACTTGAGTAAATCCACCACCACAATCTATTAATTGTAATGTTGCATATCCACTAGTGGTTGAACCACTTGGTATTGTTATCGTTTGTGTTCTAAACGTATAGTTACATGGATTTCTAATTAAAAGTTCAACATCTATATTTTCAGTTGCATTTATTGGTCCTCCCGCCAAATCAACATATTCAGCATAAACACTTTGATTTGGTATAACTGTTATTTTTATTGAATTACCAGTATTTGTTGGTGTTGTTACTGTTACTAATTGGAAATATGCATTTAATTGTGTATCAACAAATGAGGAATTAAACTCCGCACGCATCTCATTAAATATATCTGTTGCCGGGTCCGTACCAACTAATGGATATATACCCCCAATAAATCTTCTTTCCGATGTCGCATTTGGATTAGTGTATGTGTGTAATAATGTAATTTGACTTTCAGTTATTCCAGTTGCGGATGTTTCTTTTGCCGATTCTCCACTAAACACATCGGGTAAAAATGTCGTACCCGTTGTTGTACTTGTATTTAAATAATTCGGTGTTTGTCCAGAAAGATATACTAAATAAATAAAACCATCGTATGGTACAACTTTAGTTTTAATTTCAGCACTTCTATAATATAAATTAAGATCACTTAAACCGGCGGTTTGTGTTGCACTATCAACATCGGTTGTACATTCTTCACAATCCGGATAAGTTGTTAATGGTAAAATTGTTTGACCACCCTCCATTACTCTCATTGCAAACTCCCTTAGTCCGACACCAATATTCATTAAATAATGACCACCTAAAAAATTAAATCTCATTGCAGCACCACCCACACTCCACATAACTCTACCTATGGTTTCAAAAACAAATATTTGTACAATTGTAAAAATATATTGTACAAATAGTAAAACTTCAGATAATACTAATCCAAATTTTATTCTGTTTCTAAAAGCAAAATTGGTTGGTAAATAATTTGCTTTACTTGTACAATCATCTTCTGTATTTGGTCTAATTTCTTTTAAACCTAAAAAAGCATCTCTTCTTGAAAGTCCTAAAAACGATTCTCCCGCAGATACTTCGTAATGTGAACCTTGGAAGGATGAAACTGTATAAACCTTACCAAAAATAAATTTATAAAAAACATCTTGTGGTACACCTAAATCACAACCAGTACACGTACCCAACATAAATGATTTTTTGTCATTTTGATATGTTGTTGACATTTGTGATAATGTAACACCAGATGGTGGAACAATATTTAAATAATCTTCAAATACATCTGAAAATTGATATGTTGTTAATAAATCTTCACGATACTCACCCAAATCGGCCTGACCATATATGTTTGAATTATATTCTCTAATTTGTGGTACTAAATAATTTGCGGTTCCTGTTTTTTCATTGTTACCATCAAGTGAAAATTTAAATCTTGCAATTGTGGTTGTTGGTATACCTTTGTTTGTGTCGTTGGTAATTTCTTGTTCACCAAATTCGTTTGTAAAAACGTATTCCAAATTCATTGGTAGTACTACCATCGCAGAACCATCTTCATCAATAGTTTCTGATGGATTAAAATATTCTAATTGGGGGTATAATGTTGTTCCATCTGAACCATAAACTTTTTTACCTGTGTATCTAACCGCCGAAATTTTACCTTCGGTTGTTTGTAAATTACACTTGTAACCAGTATTTCTTCTGATGACTCCGTTTCTTTTTACTGCGTCCCCATTATCATCTGTAATTGTTGACGTTAGAATTAATGATATTGGTTCAATCCTAATACCACTTTGTGATATATCATAATCCGCTCTTGTTATACCAATTTCACATAAGTCAAGATTACCCCAAAACGGGAAAACTTCGATAGTCCTATCGTATTTGATAATTTGTGGTAATCCGTCAATATCTGAACTTGATTTAAACTCATAATATCTTTCAAACTTCTCAATACCTTCACCTCTTTTAATAAAATCATAAGGTCTTAATGAGAAACAACCAATATCAGATAAATCTAAATCAACATGTAATATTTGTTTACCAACTGGTACACCCCAAATCATGAAGTCACCCGATTCGTTAGTCTTAACGGTATATCTATAATAATTTTCGTATACTTCTAATACTTCCTCTCTTGTTAAAATATCCGATTGGTCGGGAAAGGTTCCTGTTGGTTTGTGTCCACCATGTTGTTTTCTTGCAGGTAATAGATTATATCTATAATTGTCATCATTTTTATCTGAAACTTCGGTGTAAGGATATAATGCGGAAATTACAGGGTCGGTTGAATCTGTTTCGGTTTGGGGTACGAATATCGATACTCTAACATTAGGTATACCAAATCCGTCATTTGCGGTAATTCTACCACAAACAACCCCATAATCCGCACAAAGTGATGTGTAAACATCGGTTTGTGAGAATTTTAAGGATAAAATTTCTAGTTGGTCATAGTCTTGTTTTAATTCGACCGTAACCTTCTGTTCTTTACCGATATTTGTTGAAATTCTATGTTTTTGCATCATTCTCTTAATAAATAGAAAGCATGTGATTTTCTACTATTATAACGAAAAAACATTTTAGTATGTAGTCGTTCCTATAGGTTTAGTTCTTACCCTTATATCACTATTTGGGAATCTAATTTGGAATATTTGATTTGACTGCATGAATACCGTCATATCAATTTGTTGTATCTCTTTAGTTGTACTATCTTTATATGATTGTGATACTTCAGATGATGAATAATTACCCCCTATTTTATTGAAGACTTTTATTTCCACGACGTTAACCACACCAGCAATTGCACCAATTTCTCTCATTAGGTCACCTATAAACAATGGGTCACCCATTTTACGTTTATCGATTGCAAAAAATAATGTAGATGTTTGAATTACTTGTTTTATAACGTCGGTTGGATTTTCGTTTTTATCAATCATTAGGTCAACATCCAATCCTAAATCAATAACTTGACCATTTGCAATTTCAATATAGTCGTTAATCATTCTATATTCCGAAAGATAACTTAATATGTTGTTTTTTAATGTGTTAGATATTACATCGGTTAGATTACCTTGGTCATCATATGATAATAATTTTACTCTAACCTTATTATCTTCCTCCATTACGTTAACTTTAGCTGGTGCTCCGTATGTAGATGGCATTGTCTCAATTAATGACTTATAATCATTTAATGTTACCGCTCTATTTTGTGCCGCGAAATTATAAGAAATCATGTTTCTAATTTCTTCGATTGTAGGTTGGTCTGCTCCTCCCACAGCTGCGGTTACGTTGTTAACCCTTAAAGATAATTCAACTTGTGAGTTAATTGCGTTATTAGGACCATTTATGTTAAATTCAATATTATCTATACTCGTAATGATATTAACCCCTAAATTCGAATCTTTACCCCCACCAATACGATATTTCACAAACAATGTCGTGTTTGCTTTAGGTATTGACCCCAATGACATGTTGTTTAAATAACTAGCCAAATTAACTTTCAATTGACCTGTCATGTAATTGTCTAAATTCTCTAATGGGTCAACCGATCCACTACCAAAGGTTAATGAAAAATAACTTTCAGGGGTATATTCTGTGTAGAATTTATTATTAACTGGTAGGTAGGTACCCGCCTTAAAATTATCTTTATCAGATACTGCAGTCGGGTCTTCTATGAATACTTTGTCTTGTATTAGTGATTTAACTTCATACCATTTATTTGTAGACGCATTAAATTCAGAAGATGTTGGATTGGTTCCGAAAGATGTTCCTTCTTTGTGTATAACCCCTACTACACCTAAAACATTTTGTTCAGGTAGGAAAAGTTTTAAGAAAGGTTTTTGGTCTAACTCACTTATTACTCTTCTATATATTCTTGTTACTCCGTTAACTACGGGTTCTCTCTTTGTAATTGTGTAAGAAACTAACGTATTATTACCATCAAAGTTAGGTATCTTTAATCTGTTTGGTTCTCCCTTATCATTAAACGGACTTGAAAAATCAATATCGTTAATTGTTTCAAATATTTGTCCTCCACCTGAAACTTGTGCACCGATTCTTAGTATTCCCAAATATCTTTCATCTTCTTTATCACCACGAACAGGTACGTTTATTGAGAAATCACACAACGCAACTGATGGTCTTGTTCCAGGAATTTTTATACCATATGTTTTTGCAATGTGAAAAAGAGATTGTCTTTGTTGTGCAAAGTCCAACATTGTTTCTTGCCAAACCCTATCAATGTGAAAGTGTAAGTTATCTGCAACTGCAGCATTTAAATCTAATAAAACTGAGAATATGGATGCATCATTGGTGTTTTTAACCAAATCAGGATAATATTCTCTTGTTAGATTTACTAATTCTTGTCTTAGTCCTGCAAAATCTCTAGTTGCGTATGATATTTTCTTAGCCATTTTAAATGTTTAGTATTATAAAGTCCGAAGATGAAAATGCTCCGTTATTAACTGTATATTCAATTTTCACTACTGCGGTGTGTGGTTTAGTTGTGTTGTCGGAAACCCTAAATAATCTCTCATCTTCATCTTGATTAAATGTTCTAACAGTATCAGGGTCATCTTCTGCAGACATAACATCTAAATTTGTTATATCTAAATTTGGAATGTATTTTTTAACCGATTCTCTTATTTCATCCTCAATTAAATCAAACGTAACGGTATCGTTTTGGTCAAAGATATATTGGTATAATCTTGAACCAAAATCGGGTAAAAAGTAACGACTACCTCTTTTTGTCAATAAAAGATGTATAAGATTCGCTCGTACTTCTCTTTCAGGTGTTGTTGTTAATTTAACATAATCACCCTTTAAACTATCTCTAAATGGGAAATCAATTCCATATGTTGTCGCCATGAATATAAATATAAACTAATCCAAAATGGTAATAAATAAAAAATCCAACCTAAGTTGGATTTAATATTGTTTTGACATTAAAAGGTCATTTTATGAACCACATCCTTCACATTCGAATGGTGAGTCTGTTGGTCTTTCAATTGTCATTTGTAATTCGGGTGT